CGACCGCCAAAGCAGCGGCAACCGTGCTATTGGTATCGTAAACTTCATACTTATACGAGCCTGTTTCAAGCGACCCCACGGCAATCGAAAATTGGTCATAGCGGTTGGTATAGTTGGAAAGGTTGGCTGATTTCAGCAGGGTGAAATCGGTCGTGGTGTTCTTGGCGATGCTCGTAAGTCGCAAGATGTAGCGGTCCCCCGTGCTTGCTCGCTCGGTCCAAGTAACCGTTATCGTGTTGGTCGTGTCAGGGTTTAGGTAAAGCATCTGCTTGTAAATGTGCGATGCTCCCGAATTTCACAATTTGCGCCCAATCTGCCTGTATAGTTCGGCCCGCTTCTTGGCGGTTTCGACCACGTTGAACTGCTTCTTGATGTCCCGTGTAAGGTTGTCAGCCAATCCTTTACGCAGGTCGGGGTCAAGGATCAACTGCTTGATGTACTTATACCAGTCCTTGGGTTTGTTGTAAGGAACGAGAAACCCGTTCTCTCCGTGTCGGATGACATCGGTGTAGGGGATGGTTTCGGATGCGATGATCGCTTTGTTCATCCACCCGGCCTCTACGACCTTCAACTCGGACTTGAGTTTGTTAAACTTGGTGTCCCTCAAAGGTGCAAGGGTTACGTTCACGAAGTTGTAGCCCCCGACGTAGGAGTAAATGTCAGCAGCCTGAATGCGTCCGTAGTTCGGGTTGTTGCCTTGGTCGCTGATTATCTTTTCGTAGCCTTCATACACGGGGTTGTTGTCGTTCCACCCTCCGAGATAGAGGCGGTACTTGCCGTCCAAGTTTGCGTCCCAGCGTAGTTTCTGCATCCCCTCACGGAGCAGTTCCATGTCCTCGCCATGCTGCGCACCACCGAACCAACCGAACTTGACGAGGTGCTTGTCGGGTTCCTCTTCGGGGTTTGGGATAAATTGCTGATACGCTTCGTAGGGTTCGTTTTGCAGGATGCTCACATTCGCATTTAGAGGCCGTATACGGGACGCAAGATGCTCGGTGGTACAAGTTACCCAGTCAGCCAATTTGATGTGCTTACGGATGACCTCTGCGAGTTTGGAATCGTGATAGTGGCGGTACATGATGTGGCCCGATTCCAGCACCCAATAATCGTCCAAGTCAAGGATGACTTTGGCCCCGAATTGGGTCAGGGCTTTGTAGACGTTTTCCACCTGCTCCATCGTCCCCTGACACCAAAGCCGGCTGAAGAGGAACAGGTCAATAGACTTCAACCCCTCGTCGCTGATGGTCGTGATATTCTCGACGCACACATAGTCAAACTCCGGGTAGTTGTCGCCCAAGTATGCGTTCGGCATTTCGAGGCGGTAGTAACTGCACCCGGTTGGATGGGCGTTGTAAACGATACAAATCTTCATGGCCGTAAAAATAAGAAGGGCAGCCATTGCTGACTGCCCCTCTCAAACCTCAGATGATGAAAACCTGATGCAAAGATACTACGAACCGAGTATCTGCGTAGTCGATGGTGTAAAGACTGTTGACTCGATTAGGAACATCGGGTTAGGCTCCATCCCGGAAAGCGTTATTTCGTAGCCGTTTCGGTCGCCAAAGGCAGTACCACTTCCAGCGGTTCCAGCGGTTGCCTCGAGGCCATTTATAGCACCCAGCAACCAGTAACGACTGTTGTTGTCTTGAACGATGACGATGACTTTACTACGAGCGAGCAAACGGAGTTCATTGCGGACTGCGACTTGCATTTTGTTGATGGTGAAGGTTACTTCGGGGGTGTAGAAGATTGTGCCATTCTCCATGCTTGCATTCAAAGTTTCGGTCATGGATGACGTGGCTTTGGTCAAGTCGTATTCAAAAAAACCACTTGCATTGTACCCGGTGAACCCCGTAACCGCACCTGAAAGGTTAACGTTGCAGGACCCGGTAGAAATCCAGTTTTGGACGTAAATTGCTTTGATGCCACCGACTGAATCACGGCAGCCGAGTGTGTAACCAGTTGTTAGTGCGCAAGACATATGTGTATTTGGGGTTTAAGTTTCAAGGAACAAAAAGCAGGGGGAGGTTTCCCTCCCCCCTACACATTAGGTCAAGCGGAAGTCAACAACCAAGTCTGGATACGCTATTTGCACCCCTGCTTTGAAGGCTGCGATACTCCGGATTTCGTCGTTTTCGCGTGCATAAAAGATGGAAAACTGCTCTTCGTCGGACAGCAAATCGGTTCCGTAGAAGAAGTTACCGAGGTAAGAGCAGACGATTCGGTTTGTATTGGTCAAGCCGGGGACTGCAATGACACGGACGTTTGTGCCGGGGTAGATGAACTCACCATTGGCAAGGCTCGCAAGGTCAACTTGGTTGTACAATACTGCCAAACCACCTGTGGTCGTTCCTTGCTTGAAGGCTTGAACCAAGGTGCGGTAGTTGTTCCAACCGCAGAAGATAACGAGGTCTTGCTTCGTTAGGATGGCCTGTGGGATTTGATTGTAGATGTTATCAAAGATGCCGATAACATTCGATGCAGTGATACCAACGGAGGCAGAAACCGCTCCTGTGTTACCGCTGATGGTAGAACCTGAAGCAGCGTTCAAAAGTTGGTTGACACCGCTGAAGTAAGCGTTACCCTGCCAAATTGCGTTTTCCAAAGCCTCGGCAATGCGAAGGGCTTTTTGTTCAGCGAAAGCCTGCTCGAAAGGAACGCCTTCGTACATTGAACCAGCGGTTAACTGGGTCTGCATCCAGTATTGCTCCAAGGCGCGAGGACACAAAGTTTCCATGACCTTCATACGGCCAACGGTAATATTCCGCTGACTGAATGTAGTTGTACCTGAACTTGTGTAACCGCAAATGTCACCGCCTTGCAGAACTGCATCGGTGTCCATGAGGTTCAACGCAGCAGCGAACTTGATGCCCACCTGCTTGGTGAACAAAGATGCTGACTTGGCCGAGAACACGGCCTTGGTGATGAGAGGAAGCCTCTCTTGGTCGGTGTAGGTGGCTAAATTGCCAAAATTGTATGCCATTGTTAATGGGGGTTTAGGGGTTTAGTTTTTTTTGAGTGATTGGAGTGCTTGTGCGAGAGCATTGAAGTTCTGCGATGCAGCAGCCTTGCGTTGCTCAACGATTGCGGAACCGCTGGCTTTGGGGGCTTCGGCTGGGAGTTCGGAAACCTTCTCGACGATGTCGGCCATGGTTTCAACCTGCGATGCGAATGCGGACATTTTCTCTTTCATCTTTCCCATCTCGGCATAGGCTGCCTTGAGTTCTTCCATAATGCCAGCGAGGTGCTTGGCGACGATAGCCTCAACGACTTCGGGGGTCATGGCAGGATAGGCTTCCTTGATTTCCTCGGTAACCTCAACGGCCACTTCGGGAGTGATTTCAGCAGCAACAGGCAAGGCTTCGATTTCGGGGGTTGCTACTTCGGCAGCAATGACCTCAACGATTTTGCCTCCTTCGGTCTTGATTGTTCCAACGCCTTCAACGACGTGTTCGCCATCGGGTGCAGGGAGAGTGCCTTCTTCGGCTACAACGTAAACGGCAGTTCCGGCAACGAGGTCGCCATCCACACGGACAACGGTGCCGTCGGTCAACTTGTAGTCAGCGAAGGACTGCTTTTGGGTGCTGAATTTGCGGAGTTCCGTCCGCAGGGATTCGATTGCGTTTTTCAGGTTCATAGTTGATTGGATTTGTAGGTGGGGGTTAATTGTTGCAAAAAAGCGGTAAGTTCATCGGCCAAGCCAGCGAGTGCGACCTCCAGTTCGGATTCGGTTTTGTCCATCCCGAACAGGCCCTCAACGGAGAAACCCCTGAACAGGTTGCGGTTGTCCCACACCTCGTCGTTCTCGACTTTGAAGGAACCGAACCAAGAGCCGTCGGGGGTGTCCTCGTAGCCCTTCGGTGGCATGATACCACGCTCGGAGTCGGTGATGTAGGACTCGAACATGAACACGCCATCCAGTTCAGCATTGTGGTAAGCGTTGACGTTGTGCTGGTTGCCTTGCTTGAAATACTTTTGGACTATCTTGCGGATGGTGGCTTTGTCAAACACGACGTAGTACTCGCCATACGTTTCGTCCTTGCGAAAGATGGGGGTGTCTGCAAGCATGAGAGGCCCAGTCAGGACCCTCCGTTCGCCTGTTTCGGTGAATCGCTGCTTGGTTTTTGAGAATGCTTGGAATGGCCGTTCGATGGCTGGCATATCGGTCAGGGCCACGAATTGGACCCCTTCATCCACCTCGTCCACGGTCATCCTATAAATGGGTAGTTCCATGCAGGTAAATGTCCTACGCCCCCAAAGTTGCAAATTCCTCCAACCTCCGAACCCTGCGAGTGCTTTGGGTGATGTCCCGTTCCACCACATAGGCCCGCATCGGGGATGAGCCTTGGCCTTGGCCTGCCGAGAGTTCGCCCGTCCCGAGGTTGGTCGTTTGTGGGTTCGCAAAGATGGGCGGTGGTGCTGCGCTTGCTCCTGCACCCGTTACGTCTGCACCGGGTGAGCCTGCACCTGCACCGCCTTGGAATTGTTGGGCCTTAATCTTGGCGACGTTTGCAAGACCAGCAGCAAGAGCAAGACCTGCTTCCACGAACCTTTGTCCGGGGAACACGGATTCGGTTGGCTTCAAAGCGAGTGCCGAACTGACGGCAAGGTAGGTGTTCACGATGGCTTGGGCAATGGACGCAGCCTTGGCGACATTGAAAGCCCGCTTTTGTGCTGCCTCGCTCTTTCCTGCCGATGCGATGATGATGTCGTTGATAACCCCAAAGGACTGACCGACGTATTTCTCACGCAGTCCAGCAAGGTCTTCTTCACGCTGGGCTTGACCCATCTTGGACTTTGCGTCAGCCGTGTCTACCTGCATTCGCCTTTGTGCTTCGGCTTGCATGGCTTTGACTTGCAGTTGCTCCTGCTCGCTTAATCTATCCAACTCCATTTCGTAGAGTTGAAGGTTCAAGTCCTCCACGAACTTGATGATGGCGTTGTTTTCTTCCCTTAACCGCTCCAAACGCTTTTGGGTGGCTTCTGCTTCCTTGCGTTGGCGTTCTTTGACCTGTGCCTCCCTCCTTTGGTCTGCTGCGATTTGGGCGTTCGTGTGGGCTTCGTATGCATCCCGGTAATTGGAGAGGGCTGCTTCTTCACGCATCAAAGCGTCCTCCCTCTCCTTGGCGGCAATGGCTGGGTCGGGTAGGTTCAAGAACCTTCGGACCGCTGCGGTCAGTTCATCCCACTTGGCAACCAAAAGCCCTACGGCTGCGATGGCTGCACCGATACCCGTAGCAAGGAGGGCGATTCTAAACGCCTTCATCGCCCCGGTACTTGCCCCGACTGCGGTTGCGTAGAGGGCCTGTGCTGCTGCCTGCCCTTGGGTGATTAGGATGGAGTCCTTGTTGAGCAGGTTGGCAACCTGCTGCACTCCAGTAGCGAGAGCCATGGCCCCTTGGACCTTGAGTAACGATTTCTGCAAGTCCTCGTTCTCGGAGCCGAACAATGCTGCTGCACCTTGGGCGATTTGGAACCCTGCCGTTATACCCTGCACCGCTGAAACAACGGTGTCAATTCTTACGGTGTCGCTTGCAAGGGTCTTGATTCGCTGCGAGGTGTCCCCGATTTGGTCTTTGAGTTTTCCCGCTTCGGCCTCCATTTGCTTGAAAGCCTTCGTGCCTTCTTGCCCGGCCAAAGACATATCAATGAGCGTCTTTTGGAGTTCCCTAAGACGCTGCTTCGCACTCGTCGTGCCTTGTGCGGTTGAGTCCTTGATTCCTACTTCGAGGACGATTTCTTTAGTTACTGCCATAGTTTTTTATTTGTCTGCCCATGCTGGTAATCCCGACACAACTTCCAAGACCTGACCTTCGGTTCCTATTCCCAAGTTGACCCAATCGGCTCCATCCCAATACTTGATGTCCCCTGCCGCATCGCCCGGAGTGAATCCTGCACCTGCTGCACCGGGGTCGCCCTGCGCTCCTGTCGCACCCGTTTCCCCCGGAGGGCCTGCAACCGCTGGGAGTTCTTTGACCGATGGAATCGGAGGGACTTCGTTCGGGTAATCCGAGTCCGTTGCAGGAACAGGTCCGTCGTAGGGTAGGTATCCAATTTGCTTGAACACGAACTCGGTTAGGTTGAGAATCCTGCGAAGGGTTACCCGGCAAGGCTTCTGCTGACCTATCTCGTAGTCCCGAATCTCAAGCAGCCGCCAACGGACACCTCCGTAGTAGATGGGAGTGCGGAAGTCGAGTTGGCTGATGTCCACGGCATTGAGCATGATGGACAACTCCAACTGCATCGCTTCACGGCTGACCGTTTCTTGGATGAAGTTCCACCAATAGATGTTGAACAGGTTGTTGTTCGTGTATAGGTAAGGGTCGCTATTTGCGGCAACATTCACCGCATAGTACAACTGTTTGGGGATTCCAAAGGCGAGGTCGAAGTTTGCGTCGTAGGGGTTATTGATGTGGCTGACAAAGGGCAGATTCAGCAACGACTCTGCGAGTGCTACCGAACCGCTGACCCCGTATTGGTAGGCCCACGTCGTCGGTGCTTCGATGAGGTTGTATTGGGCTATGCGGTAACCGCTCTGCAAGGTCTTGATGGTTCCCGACAAAGCGGAGCCGTCCAAGTCCCAAACCCTTCCAACGACCTTATCCGTCGTAAAGTTCGCAGGGATTATAGTGCTGCAAGCGAGTTCGACGACGTTCTCGCCTTTGCCGTAGAAGTTGTCGGTCGTGAAGATTCGCCCTCCGTAGCCTTCCTTGGCAAGCGGATAGTTCGACTTGTCCAACTTGGATAAATAATCCCCGGCATCCTTGTACTTGAACACGATGGTCTTGTACTGATTCGGGTCTCCGTTCGTGATGTTCTGCTCTGCGTTCTCATCCGATTTCTGCGACCAGTCCACGACCCCCGATGAATAGAAGTCCACCCAAGGCTCCACAATGAGGTTCTTCGGGTCGGCTGGGTCCGGCATGAAGTAGAGGTTGAACATCTTTTGCAGGTCTTGCAGGAGGTCCGATTGCTTGACATCAGCAGGCAAAGCCGTAGCCATGTCAATCGTTCCAATACTCGTTGGATTCTCCAAGCATTCCCAAAGGACCGTTGAACCGCTCAAGAGATTGCAGGCCGTGCTTCCAACGCCTGTCATCAAGACCCTTATTTGACTGCTGGTATTCAACTGGATATTGCTCCAAGTGATTACATTCGTGCCACTTGCTTGAGCCGTAAAGCCCCTTGATGGACTGACGACTCTACTCGTTGATGCGTCGTATAGGTAGAGAAAATTGTAGGTTTGATTGATGAACTGCGTGACTTGTCCAAAGTCCAATTTAACCGTTACGTTCCATCGGGTTGGTAGTGCAGGGAGTTGTAGAGTGCTTGTCCCTGTGTTCCAATAGCCGGGGCGGTCATAGTAAGGGCTTGAGTCATCGGCAAAGTTTAGGTAACCGCTAAAGGTCCCTGAAAAGTTTTGACCGCTCGTACTTGCAGCAAAAATGTTTGACCCGGACAGGTTGACTGATAATTGCCCGGCAGCGTAAGGCATAACCAACTTACCGAACCGCTCCGAGTTGAAGAACTCCGATGTGTACCGATACCCTGCCTGTGCGAAAATGAGGTCCACCATCTTCTTGACGTAGATGCTTGGAGTCATCTTCCAATAAGGGACCGCAAACCATCCCTGCGTTGTAGCGTCCGTATAGCCGTAGTTGTCCACCAAGCCGTAAACGTAACCGCTCGCACCCGATGCGGTCCAAGTCGCAGAAACATGAGCAGAGGTCAGCGTGTGGTTCATACCGCTTACCCCTGCCGTTGTCGCAAGTAGGTTGCCCTCAATGGACTTGAACAGGCTTACGTCGTCCGAGAATAGGCCCACTTCGTAGGTTACCTCGCCCCGGATTTTGGACATGGAAATCAGTTGCAGCACTCCGCTGAATACTTGGACCCCGTCCTCCCACATCGCTGCACGAATCTTCTTGTTGGGTTGGAATCCACCGACAAAGGACTGGATGTTGTAGGCATGACCAAAGCAGTCCCGATTTGTTGTCGTATTAGGCAACGTGATGGTCTTGGAAAATGACCCCCTTCGTTTCGTTATGTCGGCAATGTCCTCCACCGAAAACGTGAGGGCGATGTCGATTTCGCCCATGGTGTCAAGGACATAAGCGAGTTCGGGTTGGTCGTAAAGGGTCGCAAAGGCCGAGAACAGGCAGCCGTAGCAAGCGTCCTCCCTGCTCGTAGCACCATCGGCATCGGCTCGGTCGTTGAACGCATTCCAAGCCTGCAAGTCGGTGGTGTAGTCAGCGGTCGGGTAGGCAATCAGCGTAACGCTCATAGAATGTTGTTCTTGTAAGCCACGGCAACCTCGACCTGCAACTGAGTCAGGCGGTCGTTCCTGCGAGTTGTGAATTGATAGGTATTGGCGTTGACGATAGCCTCAACCAACTGCCCATCCAGTTCAAGCCATACCTGCCCGGAACGGACCATCTCAATCATCCACTCGGATTCGGCATCCGTCAGCCAATCCGAGTTAAGAGCGTAAACGTAGTCGAACTCCCCTGCCCAAACCTTGTCGTAGGTCGTGGTTGCATAAACGTCCGAGTTGTAGCCGAACGTCTGCCGGGTAATGTTGGCCCTCTTGCGGTTCTTGAGCGTAAAGGTGTAGGAGTCAATGCCCCCGTACTTGTTTTGGAAGTGAACTGGGATGGAGTTGAATCGCTCGCAAGGTCCGAAGGTGAAGGTCGTGATGACTGACCCCGAACCCTGATTCGCCAAGAACTGCACCGTGTACGAATCCCCCTCCACCGCTCCGCTTAGTGCTGCGATGGTTCCCGATAGTTGTGCAGGTCCGCATCCGAAGCGTTGGATATTGAAATCCGTTGTACCTGAAAGGCTTGGGCTTACGGCTATGTCGTAATTGACCCCCTTGTAAGCCACACGGCCCGAAACGAGGTAGGTGTCATTGGCGGACACCGTGCTGAACTTGGTGGCGTTGATAGCAAGCCAAGCCTTGCCTCCACGGTACACAGTGAAGGCCGTAGGTGTTGTCAGTGGCTTAACGGAGTTGAACGAGGACCCGATTCGGAAGTAGGGACTTAGGCTCCAGTCTTGGAACTCCAACTGCTCCAAGTTTCCCGCAAACCCCATGACCCCGCTAACGGTGGTAACCGTTCCCGTCTGCACGACTGGGGTGTTGCCGTATTCCTCCATGAAGTCGAGGCGATATCCCGAATAGTACCCGGCATGATCCACGAAGCCTGTTTGAGTCAGCGATGGCTTGGTCGGTGCAATCAGGGTTTCAACGACCTTGGCAACGTCAAAGAACCCGAAGTTGGTGCTGGGCAGTTTGTCGCACTTCAGCCGGGCAAGGGTCGTCCCTGCTGGGTTTTTCACATCGCAGACGTAGCGGTAGTTTGGTTGTGCAATCAGCGAACCGCTGACCTTGAAGAGCATCTTGTTGTAAACGGGTGTAGCCACGAGAGGCGACCCGGAAAGGACGGTTGTTGCCATTTTATAGTTTGGTTGCTACGCTTATGGATTTGCCAAGGGTTTCAGCGATTGTGTTCACCAAAACGTCTATCATTTCGGGGGATAGGGCGTTAGACATAAAGTTCGTGGCCCTTGTGCCTCGCTCACGAATGCCAAAGGCAATAGACCTGCCATCGACCAATCCTTGCTCCTGCTTTGTCCGCATTCGCTTGAGTTTGCGTGAATAGGTCGGAACGACAGGAATGCCCTTATTTGCAATCCAGTCGGCAATGGCTTGGGGTGGTGGAATTTTGTCCTTGTATTGGAATGGCGACCTTGGAGCCTTTAGGCTTGACGTTTTGCCTCGCACCCCTTGGTC